GTGTCTCTGAAGCCATTGCCAGGGCGCGGAAGGATGCGGATGCGGTGGGGCGTGCCGTGACCGCGGGTTCGGTTTCCGTGGAGCGGTTGCGGCAGGCGGGTCTTGCCGCTTTGACCGTGGCGCAGCCGTCGACACAGGTTGCAAAGACTTCCGGCGCTGCTGAGGCGCTTGTCAAGGCGCCGAAACACGGTGGGGATGCACGTGCGGCCCAGGATGATGGGTCTGGCACCGCGCTGCTTCAGCGAAAGCCGGCCGATCCGGCTGTGCTTTCGGCTGCTGGCATGAATTTGGCCGGGGGGCGTGCGCCGGTTAGCGAGGGTGGCTCGGGCCTGTCGGTGGAACACCGGCCGGAAGGGGTCGATCATGTGCAACCGGCCGCGTCGGCGGGTCATTCCGCGCCGCTGCAGCTTGTGACATCGCATGTCATGGCAACGACTCTGCCGACGGCGGCCTATGCTGGCGCCGTCTTGCCAAGCGCATCCGTTGCGAAAGAGACGGGTGTGCGCGGTGGTGGCGCGCCGGTGATGCCGCCGGATGCGCGTGTGGGTGGCGGGCGTCTGGTTGGGCTGCGGCTTGATGATTATGGCAGCCGCGGCGGGAATTTTGCGGCAGCCGGCGCGGGGCCGGCGGGGCCGGAAGGTGGCCTCGGGGTGCCGGCGGGTGGAGACGCTGAGGGCGCTCACGCAGTGGGCGTTGCTTATCGTGCGCCGGTTTTTGCGCCTGTCAGCGATCCGAGCGTTGCTGCGTCGAATGGCCCGGCTGCCGGGCAACCGTCTCCGACAGGGAATGGGGATGCGCCGACGGGTGGCGCTTCGCAGGCACCGTCGGCGGCGCATGGTGATGTGTTCCTCGATGGCGCACTTGTCGGGCGATGGATGTCGCGGATGTTAAGCCGGGAGGCCGGCCGTGCGTCAGCGGGTCCGACAGGTTTTGATCCGCGCCGCAATGCGTTGCTTCCAGGGCCGACGGTGGGGGGATGATGGTCGTCCTGCAACTTGGCGGGATTACGCTTCAAGGTTTCGAGGTGCCTGGCCGGGTGCTGTTTGGCGGCGCCCAGTCGCTGGCGGTGCACAAGCTGCCTGGTGGCGCGCGCATTATCGATGCGATGGGGCGTGACGACGCTGACCTGGAGTGGTCAGGCGTTTTTTCCGGCGGCGATGCGAGCGACCGCGCGCGGCTGCTGGATGCGATGCGCGCTGCAGGCGACGTGCTGCCGCTGACCTGGGACGAGTTCGCCTACAGCGTGCTGATCGCCGATCTCAGGTTGGAGTATCGCAGCCCCTGGTGGATCGAGTACCGGATACGCTGCAAGGTTCTGCTCGATGAAGCGCAGTCCGACGCCGCCATTGTGATATCGGCTGTCAGCGCAATCGCGAGCGATCTCGCAGACGCGGGGGCGTATGTGGATGTTGGAGCGGCTGTTGCGGCGACGAGTGCCGCCGGCGCGCTGACGTTGGGAACGGCGGCGTCGGCTGCGGCAAACACGAGTTTGAGCGCGGTTCAAGGGACGATATCGCAGGGTATTGCGAGCGCCGAGGTTGGTCTTGGATCGAGTGATCTCGCCACCGCGGTGAGCGCCTCGGGCACGTTGGCGCAACTGGCGTGCGCGCAGGGCTTTGTCGACCGGGCCGCAGCCAATGTCGCGGAGGCAAGCAACTGATGCAGGTGGTGACGGTGACTGGCGGGAACCTGTTTCAACTGGCTGCCGTATATCTCGACGACGCGACGCAATGGGTGCGCATTGCGGCATTGAATAACATTCCGGATCCCTTCCTGCAGGGCCTGGTGACATTGAACATTCCCGACGTGGACCCTTCGGCGGGCGGCGGCATTGGCCAGCAGTAATGCGCGCGTGCCAGGTGTTGCGGTGACCGTGAACGGCGTGGCCGTGGGCGGCGTGATCGAGGCGGAGGTGAGCGGCAATAGTCACTTGGCGGCGGACAGGTTCAGGCTACGCATGGCACTTGATGCCTCGGGGGCGGCGCTATGGACGAGCGGGCCGCTAGGTGTAGGCATTCAGTTTGGGCTTGATGGCGCCTGGGCAGAGATGATGTTGGGGCAGGCCGATTTCGTTGAAATCGATCCTATTCTGGGGGAGGTCAGCGTCGATGGGCGCGATCTGACGGCGCTGTTCATCGAAGCCAGGACGCAGGAGACATTTCAGAATCAGACGGCGAGCGATATCGCCACGACGCTGGCGGCCCGGCATGGCCTGGCGGCAAATGTGACGCCAACGTCCACGCCGGTAGGCAGGAATTACCAAAGCCAGCATGCGAGAACAACGTTCGATCAGCATGCGCGTATGACAACGGAGTGGGATCTGCTGACGCGGTTGGCGCAGCAGGAAGGGTTTGATGTCTGGGTGGATGGACGGACGCTGAATTTCACGCCGGCGACGCCAGGGGCCATCGTGGCCGTGACGCCGGGCGATTGCATGTCCATGCGGCTGGAACAGACGCTCGGCCTGCAGGGCGATCTTGCGGTGGCGGTGAGGAGTTGGGATAGCCGGGGCGTGTCGTCCATTTCGCAGACGGCTTCGCTCGGCGGCGCGGGCGGCGCTGTTCCCGGCTATGTCATTGTCAGGCCGAATGTGACGGCGGATGCGGCTCAGGCGATTGCACAGCAGGTGCTGCGTGACATGGCGCAGCATGCGATGTGCCTCGATTTTGATATGCCAGGCGAGCTTACCTTTCAACCGCGGGTGGGATTGCAGCTTTCCGGCACTGGGACCGATTTTGACCAGGTCTATGTGATTTCCGATGTGGAGCGGCGGATCTCGTTCGAACGCGGCTTTACGCAGCATGTAAGAGCGAGGGTGCCGCCTTGGACAGTTTCCTCAATCTGATCAAGGCGCACGCATCGCGGCTCGACCAAGGCTGGGCGCAACCCCGATTGGCGACGGTCACTTCCGTGGATGCGGCGACGGCTACGGTGCGCGTGAAGGTCCAGCCTGAAGGCGTGCTCTCCGGCTGGTTGCCGGTGGCTTCGGCGTGGGTCGGCAATGGTTGGGGGCTGGCGTGCCCACCTTCGCCTGGCGACCAGGTGTTGGTGATATGGCAGGAAGGGGATGCGGAACACGGCATTGTTGTTGGCCGCCTATGGTCCAGCAATGTGCCGGCGCCCGTGGCGGCCAGCGGCGAGATCTGGCTGGTGCACAAGTCTGGGAGCTTTCTCAAGCTGCTTAACGACGGGTCGATCGCAAGCGCCGCGCCTTCATGGAATCATACGGGCGATCTGCATGTGAGCGGTGACGTCTATGATGGCAAGGGCGCGCTGTCCCGGTTGCGAGGGCATTATAACGAGCATGTGCATCCGCCTTCGGATGTGACGCCTTCTCCTGCGGATTGAAGAAAGCGGTTCTTTTTTGAAAAAAAAGAACCAAAAAACTTTGCATCCTTTAGGCGCGTGCCAGTCGGACCAGCACGCTTAATGAAGAGGTTTCTTAGTTCTTTTTTTCAAGAAAGACGTGCTTGCTTTCTTGCCCTTTACCGGCTCGGCTCGTGGAGAACAGCGGATGCAGCAGGATGCCAGCCTTCTTTGGGGCGCTGACCTGTCTGCCAGCTCTACCGGCGACGTTGCGCTGGCGGCGGGGACGGCTCTTGGACAGCAACGGGTGCTGCGCCGGCTGCTGACAAACCCCGGCGATTATATATGGCAACTTCAGTATGGCGCGGGGCTCGCGAGGTTTGTCGGGACACCTGTGGATGTTCTGGCGATACGTGCGGCGATACGGAGCCAAATCTTCAAGGAGGCAGCCGTGTCGCGTACTCCTGAGCCGATGATCGATGTGCAGAGCAGCGCTGATGGGAGTGTCGTTGTGCAGATCCGCTATGTCGATGCAACGACCGGGGTGACGCAGGTGCTGTCGTTTCAGGTGAGTGGCTGACATGCTGCTTCCGCTCAACGGGTTTTCAACGCTTGTTCAACAGATGTCAGCGGCCGTGCAGGGTGGGGCGCAGCAGCTTATCGACCTTTCGGTCGGTAGTGTGCTTCGGGCTCTGCTGGAGGCTAGCGCTTCCGTCGCACTGTGGATGCAGTGGCTGATCCTGCAGGTGCTCTCGATCACGCGCGCCGCCACGAGCAATGGCGCCGATCTGGACAGCTGGATGGCCGATTACTCGCTGGTTCGGCTGCCTGGGGCTTCGGCAAACGGAATCGTGACGTTTGCGCGCTATACCATTGGACTTGGTACTTTCATCCCGGTCGGCACCGTGGTTCGCACGGTCGATGGTTCGCAGAGCTTTACGGTGGTGGCCAGTGCATCCAGCGTTGTGGTGAACGGCGTGACAGGATATAGCCTGCCGGCACAACTTGCCTCCGTCGATGTAGCGGTGCAGGCCGTTGTGGCTGGAAGCGCGGGCAATGTTCTGGCAGGCGCCATCGGCTTGCTGAATTCCGCCATCCCTGGCGTCGATACGGTCAACAACGCGGCTGCCTGCGCGGGTGGCGTCGATCCCGAGAGCGATGCGTCATTCCGGTTACGGTTTCAAGCCTATATCAACAGCCGTTCGCTGGCGACGGCCCTGGCTCTCACCAATGCTATTCTCGCCGTGCAGCAGGGATTGCGATACAGCATCGTCGAAAACCAGGATGGCTCGGGGAATGCCATGCCTGGGCATTTTGTTGTCGCAGTCGATGACGGGACGGGTTATCCGCCGACGGCTCTGCTCAGCGAGGTGCAGCAGGCCGTGGAGCAGGTGCGGCCGCTGGGTTCGACCTATGCGGTGACGCCGCCGGTGGTTATCCCTGCCACGGTGCAGATGTCCCTGGAGACGTCCAATCCGCTGACAAAGCCCGCCGTTGCCAGTGCTGTCCAACAATCGGTGGCTTCGTGGATAGCCGGGCTGCCGATGGGAGGGACGCTTGCCATTTCCAAGATCGACGCCCTGGCGCACGGCGCGGATCCGTCGGTTGTGAGCGTGATGGGGACCACGATTAATGGCTCGGCCATGGACGTCAGCGCGCCGGTGAATGGTGTGATCATCGCCGGTTCGGTGACGGTGAGCTGAGATGATTGGCGACAGCAATGACATGGCGGCGCGCATGCGGGCGGTGCTGCCGGCACGCTGGTTCGGCGATGCCGCGCCGCTGCTGCAGGCCTTGCTGGTAGGGCTGGGAACGGGCTGGTCGGCGATCTACAGCCTCATCGAGACGGTCCGGGCGCAGACGCGCATTGCGACTGCCAGCGGCGGCTTTCTTGATCTGATCAGCAACGACTTCTTTGGTCTTGCCCTGCCACGGCGTCCAGACGAGACGGATGCCGCGTTCCAGGCACGTATCGACGAGGCGTTGCTTCGACCGCGCGCGACACGTGCTGCGTTGCTGCTGGCACTGACCGAGTTGACGGGACGAGCACCGATCGTGTTCGAGCCGGCGCGGACGAGTGACACGGGCGGCTATAGTAGTGGCGGAGTGGGCTATGGGGCGGGGGGCGGCTGGGGATCTTTGGCGCTGCCCTATCAGGTCTTTGTCACGGCGTTCAGGCCGCCGGGTGGCGGGATTGCGCTGCTGGCTGGGTATGGCACCGGTGGCGTTCCGGGGTATGGCGATCTGTCAATGGTGACGACCATTGTCACGGACGCTGATATACAGAGCGAGGTGGTGCAGGTGCTGCCTGCGGCCACGATTGCCTGGATGAATATCGCGGGCTGAGCCTTGATGCTTGCTTAGTTGGATGGTGCCGCGATGGGGGTGATGGCATGGCCCTGGCCCTCACCTTCCCAGCCCTATCCTTGAAGAACGGGCGCGCGACTCCTTCCTCTCCCGCTGGCGCGGGCAGAGAGACTTTCCCATCTCCTGACGCGGAAATGGCGTTTTTCGTTCCTCCTGATGCTTGCGGGAGGGAAGACTCTGTTGGCGGCCCTGCTGATTTTTCAGACAAGACACAGAGAGGCA